GGAGAAAAGAGAAAAAGAGGAGTAAAAGGAACATATAGTTTGCTCCAGAAAGTACCTTTGTATGGGGGGTCTGTATCATCTTCTAAAACCATTGTTATAAAAACTTTTACTTCTATATGGAGTTATGCTTTGTGGTTTATCGTCTATCCAAATATCTATTTGTATGTTTGCTTTTCTAACTGCTTCTAATTTAGATTTTGTAGCATATATAATCGGAATGTTCATATCTTGTTTTATATCTTCAGAAATATTTTCATATCTTTTTGTTACACAATAAACTTTATGTCCATATTTAATAAAAGTATCAATAACTTTATTCCAAGTGTCTTTGTCTAAAGTATATGTATCATCATAGTCTAATGCTATATTCATCTATCATCTACCAATTATCCTTTGTATGTGCTTATTTAGAATCTTATCTATGTTCTTGTTGACTACACCTGAAACAGTTTTAAAAAACTCTAGCTTCTTGGTGTATCTTACTACCTTCTCAAAGCCTATGATTAGTTTTAGTTGTGGATTCTTTTTACCACCAGTTCTACGCCAGACACCATCAATACCTTTTACTTGACCAATGAATTCTGTTTTTCTTTTTGCAAATCCTCTACGCCTTCCTCTGATGTTACCATACTGGTTAAGCACACCTTTGTCATAAGGTACTGGTATCTGTTGATTCTTTGCAGACTCTATACCACCTTCAAATTGTTTTTCTAAATACTTAGATTGTATTGGTGGAACTTCTATCAATGCAGATAGATCATTGGGTCTTGCTTTAAATTTAAGAACTACACCTTTCTTAGTAAACATTGTTGGTCTATCTAATTTCTTAGCTAACTGTGATCGCATAGCATTAACTGCTTTGACACCAACTTCATTGATAGCGTTAGCAGATGCTTCAGGTAAATGTTTCTTTTGAAACATATTTAATTTCTTTTGTACCTGCTTAATGTTTGATTGTATGTCTATCTTTACTGTCATATTAGGTGGTAGCAATAAAATAAAAAAGGAGAGTAGGAGAAGTGTTTTATTGCTACCAAAGCCATTATAAATTCTTTTCTCTAAATTCTACAATGTTTTTTGCCCACCAGTATAATTCAGAATCATTAAGAGTATGTTTCATTCTATTAACCATAGAGCAAACTAATTGTATATTACCTACTACATAACCTAAATCATTGTTCTTACGATCTATAGATGCAGAATAATGTACTGAGCCAACACCCTTTTGCCATGTCATATTCATACCAGATAAAGCACACTTACCTTTTTGTTTATGCCAGATAGTATAGACATACTCAATATCTATATTCCATTCAATACCTGAGTCTTTACGACTAGACTTTAATTGTGCAAATAAGTTTTTTAAATATGATTCTGGATTAGAACTTTTAGTGAGCTCTCTTTGTGATTGTGTACAAGAACGACATTGTCTACGAGTAAACTCACCTTTCTTATTAGCTTTGGTTTCAAAGTGTTCAGTAGATAAAGTTCTATGACAAGTTATACATTTTCTAGTGATCATCCTTGCTTTTGTAGTTAGTTACTTTAGGCATCATACCATTTTCTTCTAACTTAGCTTTTAAATTAAATATATCTATGTGTAACATATTTACTAATTCTTCTGCTGAGAAGATAACATAGCGTTCTTTAAATTGTTCAGCTGCATTTGCTTTCTGTTCTTCAGTTCTACAGATTAAAACATTCTGCTCTATATCAGTGCGTTCAACAAACCACGTTTCTACTGGTAATGCAATTATGCCTTCTCTTGCTAATTCTTGTTCTAAAGCATCATAAGCTCTAAGCATCATTGCTGAATCCCTTATAACATCAGCGTTTGAGCCGAATGATTGTGCTCTGTTCCACTTTGTTCTGGCTTTGTAAAACCTTTTTTGGAACTCAATATTGACTAATTGTTCTGGTTTATCGACCCCAAACTTAGTCTTTATAAGGGTTCTAGCGATATTAACTTTTTTTATACAATCTATTAAAGATTCATTCATAATATTAAATTGTTATGCTGAGTAAGTTGTACCTGTTCTATACATTAGAAATGTATATAGAACAGTACAGTTTTCCCTTGCTTTTGTACCAAAAACACTAAAAATGGAACAGTTTTGGAACAGTTTCGGTACAGTTTTATCCATTGTTTTCTTTCTCTGTAATGAACTCTTTTATGTCAATTAAATAAAGTTTTAGTATTGTTGCTTGTTTTTGATGAAATTGGTGATTGCTAAAATCTGTCATAGCTTGTTGATTGTGATAATCAATAGCTCTAATTATAAAAAGAATAGCATCTTGATATTGCATCCTAATAGAAGATTCAAATTTGTTTTTAGTCTTTTTGTTCATCTTTCTTTTTCTTTTTATTTACAAAGCCAAAGACTATTTCTAACCATTTCTTTTCTACATCTATTTCTTTTTGTTTTCTTTTTTTCATGTTAATAACTCTCTAAATTCTTTTCTTTCAATTGATATTTTTTATTTTCATGCAAAAGTTTTCCTTGTTCTTTTAATTTACCTAATCTTTTTCTAATTGTGACTTCAGAATGAGGTTCAAGTAAACCATATAAGTCTTTTGCTTGTACCCATACGCTAGAAGGGTCAGAACTTGCATTTTGCATTTCTTCTATTTCTTTTAAAATTATACTATCAGCTGCGTGTGCTTTAACTTCTTTAGGCATATCTTCTGCATTTATAAACTTTAGAGCACCAGAAGTAGTATCATCAACAAAAGATAATTTCTGCTCGATAAACTGAAAGTTCTTTTCTTTCATTGGCTTACCATCTTTTACTAATGTTTGACTTAATTTAACAAACATTTCGTCACCATTATTAGATCGTTCAACCTTATATTCCCAATCTACGGAAGCTTGTATAACAGATGAACCCCTTGCTCGACCTGAATTACTATGACCAGTATGATGCACGATGGCAATTGTGCTGCCATAATTTTCTTTTAGTTCATCAATTCGTTCAATAAAAGTGGACATATCTTCAGTGCTATTTTCATTACCACCACCACCAAAGTTTCTTTGTAAGGTATCAACAACTATTAAACCAATTTCACCATGTTCTGCTTCAATCTTATTGATAGTATCTTTTAATAAAATAAAATCTTTTTCATCTAACATTCTTGAACCTCTATTAGATATAAATAAAGGCATATCACTGATGTCTTGATGCTCATTTAAAGTACCCCATGAATACACCCTGCGTGATAAGCCTCTAACACCTTCCCCGCACAAATATAAAACATTTGACTGTTTAACCTTGTGTCCATGCCAGTCTCTGCCTTGAGCAACAGAACAAGCTAAATCTACCGCAACAAATGACTTACCTGATTTAGCTTGACCAAAAATTGCTAAAACACTTTCATATTCAGCTATATCTTTTACCAACCAATTAGCAGGTTTTATATTCTTAACTACATCTGATGCTCTAGTAAATTCAAAACTAACTCTTTCTTTATAAGTATTATTTACACAATAATTAATAAATTCTTCTGGTGATTTAAAATAATTGTTTTCGTTTGCATCATATAAATCATCTTTATCTTTAAATTCTCTCGGTGGTTTTACAATCAAACATTCTTCAGTGATGTCAGCTAATAACTGTTGTAATTCATTGGCTACTTTTAAACCAGCTTCATCATTGTCTGGAAAGATAACAACTTTACGATTTGTTAAAGGTGACCAGTCTTGTTTACTAATAGCATTGACACCACCATGCCAACAACAAGTATCTGCTTTATCTTGCACAATAGCTTCACAACCAATTGATGCTTTTTCACCTTCATTGATAACTACATAACCTTCTGGATTTTTATTGGTACAAAAGATCGGTAGCTGTCCTTCTGGTCTTTTCATTGTCCATTCACCATTAGTTTTAGTGAAAGGTGCATACTTTTGTTTTATTGCATGGTCAGTAGGAAATCGCATTACACAAAAAGTATTACTATATCTAACAAAGATTTCTGCTTGTTCTTTTAAAACAAACATTTCTTTATCAGTATAAGTTCTGCTAGGTTTTTTTACTTTAACTTCAGTAATGTTTATTGGTTGGACATTAGGCGTTTGATCTTTGTAAGGTGCTAAGATCGCATCGACATCTAAACCTTTTGATTCAAGGAAGGCGATAAGACCATAGCCTTCGCCTCCCTCAAAATCGTAGAAAGTGCCATTTTCTAAATCAAGAGCTAAAGAACCCTTGTTACCCCATCTTAAATGCGTACCGTCTTTTTTAGTTGGTTGTCCTAAAATATCTACCGCAATTAATGGTGCAATTTTTTCCCATTGCATCGACACTGCTTAAAATGGAATCTCATCGTCAACAAAAGTAGATGTCTTAGCATCAGAAGAAGGTTCATCAGGGAGAAAATCAGCTTTCGCTTCCCCTTCTTCTGAGCTAACCCACGAAGGTATTATAAAATTATCAGGTCGTTCTTTAAATGCTGCTAATTCAAATTTAGGTATAGCAGTGTTACCCATGCCTACTGTCATTGCTTCAGAACCTACCCATTTAACAACTGGCAATTTGTTTTGATTTTCAGGCTTGAGCGATTCTTCATAGAAACTTGCACCCATTTGTTGAAAACCAGAATATTCACCGAAACTATGTCTTTGCCATAAGCAAGGTGCGTGTTCAATATTCTTATCGCCATCGACATACTTAGGCAAGACCCACACGCTAAACGCTTTTTTATGGTCATCACTAGGTTTGTCCATCGGCGTAAATAAATCTTTTTGCCAGACATACGAGTATCCAGATTCAGGACTATATGTCCCCCAACCAAAACGCATAGTTGCTGTATCAATCATAAAATAATTGACATCTAATTCTTCTTTATTTTTATACCAGCTTTTAGTAGCTGCCTTGTGTGAAATGTAAACGCTATCTTCGCTGTCTACGATAAATGGGTTACTCATGTGTTACTCCTTCTTGTATTAATTGATTAAATGAAACTGTCAGTAAATCAAGATTCTCTAAATAAAAAGCATCAAAAGGTAATTCTGGTAATTCAAATAAAGTTCGCAACTTACAATTTAATTTATGTGTGTTGTGGCAATATTCGACAAACAGAAAGTCACTGTCGTAATGATTGTGACCATTTGGCTTTTTTTCTTCCATCTAAATCTCCTTAGTTTTTTAGATAATAAAACTTTTTTTTAATAAGTGTCAAATAAATTTACATAAATTATTTAAAATAATAGTTGTAATATGTAATAGTATCTGTAATATATATACTATAATTTATAAAAAAGGAGAAAATTATGAAACTTACAAATAAAGAACTAAGACAAAAACTTAATGAATTAATGGATGAAATTATTTCTGTTAAAGAATGGATTTTTAACGCTATTGAAATTGAACCACAATTACCAGAAATGAAAAATAAGTTAAAAGAACTTGAAGAAGAATTATCTAAAATAAAAGCTACAGAAAATAATTAAGGAGAAAAGTATGAGAACAGTAAAACTTACAGAAGAACAAATAGACGTAATTGCTTATGCATTAGAATACATGGGCACTGAATGGGCTTATGTAGCAAGACAATTGTCTGACTCTAAAAGTGTTGAATCTACTAACATGAAAGACTCTGACAAAAAAGAAGTCCGAAAACAACTTAGAGTTGCTAGAAACATTTTACCCAAACTTGGTTTTAGCAAAGACAATTTTTAAGGAGAAAATTATGAATAAATATATGCGATTACTCACTTACATTAATCAAGATCAAAAGACTTGTTCTTTCTTGGTTTTAGCAGATCATACATCTGGTATTGACTATAAAGCTAAGATTGAAACTTTTTATAAAGGTCTTACTTTAATTAGTGCAAACGACTATCCAGTATTAAATAAAACTGTAGATCAGCAAAATTTAGAAGCTGATAGTTTTGCTAATTATATGGATGCAAAGTTAATTTCTTGCAACGACCTTTACAAGCTTTAGGACAAAACCATGAATAAAAAAATAGACTTCTCATACCAAGAACATAGAACCGACTTTGAACTTTTCTATGGACAACTGTATTATGACTATCGAAGGGAGTGCGATCTTGACCAAGAATCTTTTCTTACGCAAAAGAAATGGTTGCTTAAAAATTATAAATTTATCGTGCAACAGTACGAAAAAAGTAGGAGAAACAAATGATCTTAATAAAAGTTAAATATGATAATGACTGGTTGCCACCCATGCAATACAAAGACAAACAACAAGCAATCATCAAGTACAACAAACTCATTGCTGCTGGACATCAAGTGGAGTACATCGACCATGCGTCATAAACAAAAAAAAGTTTCAGTGCTAGATTCAAAGTCAACAGATAATATTAATCCACAACATTATAAATCTGGAAACATTGAGTGCATTGATACTATCAAAGCAAGTATGACTCACGAAAGTTTTAAAGGCTATCTAAAAGGTAATATCCAGAAATACATCTTTCGTTATGAAAAAAAAAGTTTAGAAGATTTACAAAAGGCGGAATGGTATTTGACTAGATTAATTCAGGAGTGTAAAAAATATGAGTAACAACGAAAACGAAATAATTATGGAACGTCTTTATGAAGAAGCTATTGCTAAAGGTATGAGTGTACAAGCAGCAATCAAATACGCTAACGAAGAATTTCAAAAGCTACCACAACCATGAGATTTCAAGTAAAAGGTCACGCTATCTTTGGCACTTATGCCAAGACCTTAAATGGCAAGATAGTTATACAAGATGAAGAAACCCATGAGTATATTGCTTATGAAAGATCACAATTAAGGAGAATACATGACAAAGACTATTAACAGAAAAAAAGTAAGAGCCGATCACAAACTGGCTAACTCTTGGCTCAAAGCTGGAGAGAAACACACCGAAAACTATGAGCAGTTTAAAAAAGACTTAGCACCAATAATTAAGGATATTAGAAAAGATGGTATTAATACTTTACAAGGTATTGCCGATGAATTGACCAGACGTAAAGTAAAAACCAAAAATTGGAAATACTTGAAGAAAAAAAATCAACCTATTAAGTGGTATCCATCACAAGTTAGAAACTATTTGGAGAAGTAATTGCAAAAGATCGAAACTATAAGGCAGCACATTGAACTTTGTGAGAAAATCAAGAAAGAGAATAAGAAAAAACAAAAGAGAAGAAAAAATAAAAATGCAAATAAAAGTTAAAGAAAATGGTTATTTAACTAAATCAACACTTATAAAAGTACAGCAAAATATTAATAAAAAAAGGAGAAACAAATGATTGTTAAAGATAAATTAGTAGCAAAATATTCTGAGTATAGAGTAAGTGCTGTCGGTAAATTAACACCAGACTTTGAACCTTCATGTTCAGTAGTTTGCGATATATTTAACGTCAATCCGTATTGCAATCCTAATGAAAGATTAAAACTTTGTCACGATGCTATGAATGGTAAAGACATTAGCATTGAAACTAATAATTATATGGACATGGGTAACAGATTAGAAAAGGCTATAGCTTTAGCTGCTTTTGATCGCATTGGTTTATTAGATATAGAATTAGAAGTTACAAAACCAGTACGTCATCCTAGTATTACTTTAAATGGTTCAGTAGATTGTTATGGGGTAGCTGATAATTTATTTGTGAGCAAAGATACTGACAAAGGTTTTTATCTGCCAGAAAAAGCCGATGATGAAGGCATCAAAATAAATGGTAAAGGTATTATAGAGATTAAGGCTACTAATGCACCCCATCAAGAAGCACCACCGCTTTATCGTGGGGTATTGCAAGTCAAAGCACTTATGGCTTGTACTGGCTTAGAATGGGCAGTAATAGCTATTTTAAATGGTACTGATCTTAGATGTTATTTCTATGAAAGAGATTTAGTTTGGGAAGCAGAAGAGTTAGAACCTAAGATAAGAGAGTTCAATAATAAAATTGCTAACTGTGATTATTATTCACCTTTTGATACGCAAGATGCAGCTCGTATCAATCCTCAAGACAATGGGGAGACAACTGAACTAACTAAGACAGCACAAAAACACATAGATAATATTGAAATTTGGCAAGGACAACAAAAAGATTTAACTGACCTAATACAAAATTCTAAGACTAAGTTGATGGAAGAAATAGGTGAATCGCAACAAGGCTTTTCTAAAACTCACAAGGTCATTTGGAAAACTGTCAATTACAAAGCCCAACCAGAAAAGACAAAGGTAACACCAGCAAAAGAAGCTTTTACACAAAGAAGATTTAGTATAAAAAAACTTGAAAAATAATTAAAATAATACTTGTAATTTATAATAGTA